CGCCTTTCGCGCTTTTTTACGCTCTGCCTTTGCGACAGACTCCTTAAATCCCCTCATGACTTCGCACTTTGCAGCTCTTTCTGCTGCTCCGCTGCCCATTTCTGGGACTACCAAACTTGTGCGGTCTGGGATTTCCTGCATTTCGATTTTGTTACCTACTGCGATAATTTCCATCATCATTCTACTTACCTTCCTTTCCAATCTTCATCAATCCATGACGGTATTTGCCGCCAAAATGAGACTTTACATTCCAAATCCAGACATATCCTCTCGGTGCAGTGTTTGTGTTCTCTTTAATCCGCCATCCTTCCGGCAGACTGTCATAAATTGGTATTTCCTTTTTTGCCATTGCGGTTTCCTCTCTTTCTTTTGTTTTTTTGCCTTTGTAGGCGAAACCAGGAACCAAGGTGCGACCTTGCAGCTCTCACACAGGCGACTCCTCGCCGCAATTCCCGGTTTTGGCTTGTCAGTGTTACCTCGCAATTTTTTGCGGTTAGCGGACAAACTCTTTGCTCTGCCTTTTGCCCGGATTATGTAATGTTGGTCACTTAATACTTCTCTATTTCTCCCGCAATTTAACTGCTTTTGAAATAGATTTCAGTTTGATTTTTTAAACGTTTTAGGTATAAAGAAACGCTCTACGGGCATTATTCATGATACGGTAAATCTCATTTTCCGTAGTTGCCTTGCTCACCTGTTCCTGCACTTCTTTTGAATAACCAAGCTGTCTCGCAGCAACCTCAGCCTGTTTCTTGTATTTCCATGCCTCTCTACTCATCTTTCAAATCCTCCTAGAAAATTATTTATTTTTACTGCCTCATCCTCTGAGGCATTGATTTCAAAATGACTTCCATTGCCGCAGCCGGAAGTCTCAAATTCAACATCCATTCCCCTCAGAAATTCCTTTAAAAGGTCGATTTCCTTGGAGTCAAACAGTTCTACGTTATACCATTTCTTATCCATAATTTTCCTCCTGTTTATGTAATTCTTTCAGAACAATATCCCTTTGACTAGCGGATAGCTCACTCCATTGCATTCCCAATGCATTCAATGCTTCTCGAAAATCGCCCGTTATGCAAGCTTCATGGTTTGCCAATTCATTAGAAATGGCTTCTCGAAAAGCGTCCAAATCATTTATAAAGACATCATATGCCTTGTTGAGTTGCCCCAATAACTCGTATGCTCTATATGCAACTGCTCTGTCAGAAACATAGCAGAAGCAAACTGGACAATAATGTGGATACTTCACTGTATCAATTTCCTTACCTCCAATACAAAAGATTGTCTCATGAGGAAATTGCTGAATCCAATAGTTACGAAGATAATGATCTTTTAAT